AAAACGATAGGAGATAACGAATAAATGAATAATTTAACAGTAGATCAATTAAAAGAACTTTTACAAATACAAAAGGAGTTCGACGATAGAATACCAACCAGAAATTTAAATGACACAATAGCTAGTATGATTATTGAATTTGCGGAGTGGGTTAACACACTTGAGTTTTTTAAAAATTGGAAGAAACAACCAGGTAAGCCACTAGATACACAATTAGATGAGATTGCTGATTACTTAGCTTTCAGTTTGCAATTAACTCTGACTATTGTTGATGAAGAAGATTTGGAAGAAACTACTGAGGTTATGGTTGATTTGATTGAAAATGAAGTTACTTTACCTAAACTACATTCAGTTTATTTTGTTCATGTAATGCATACGCTAACAGAACAATTTGTAAAAGGTATTGATAATAGTATTGTACAAGTTTTAATAATGCCGTTTTTGTACGCCAATACTTACTATTCAATCGACCAACTCATTGACGCATATAAAAAGAAAATGAAAAGGAACCACGAAAGACAAGATGGAACAGCAGACGCAGGAAAAGGATACGTGTAAAGACATCTTAGATCGAGTCAAGGAGGTTTTGGGGAAGTGAGCGACATGTTAGAAATATTTTTAATAGGGTTTGGCGTTTATCTCTTTTATCGCATAGCAATTATTTTTCTTAAGAGTAAAAAGACTATACACACAAACATATATGAAATGTTAATGCTTGCTACTATCTTTATGATATCTACATTTGCTTATAAACATCAAAAGACGCATATCTTAATAGCATTTTTAGTAATGTTTTTTATGAGTAAGCTCAAACAAGTTCAAGGGAGCTATGAGGAATGACACAATACTTAGTCACAACATTCAAAGATTCAACAGGACGTAAACATACACACATAACTAAAGCTAAGAGTAATCAAAGGTTTACAGTTGTTGAGGCAGAGAGTAAAGAAGAAGCGAAAGAGAAGTACGAGAAACAAGTTAAAAGGGATGCAGTTATTAAAGTGGGTCAGTTGTTTGAAAATATAAGGGAGTGTGGGAAATGATTAAAAAACTTAAAAATATGGATGGGTTCGACATCTTTATTGTTGGAATACTGTCATTATTCGGTATAACCGCATTGCTACTTGTTGTCGCATTGCCTATCTATACAGTGGCTAGTTACCAACACAAAGAAACGCACCAAGGAACTATTACAGATAAATATAACAAGAGACAAGATAAAGAAGATAAGTTCTATATTGTATTAGACAACAAGCAAGTCATTGAAAATTCCGACTTATTATTCAAAAAGAAATTTGATAGTGCAGACATACAAGCTAGGTTAAAAGTAGGCGACAAAGTAGAAGTTAATACGATTGGATATAGAATACACTTTTTAAATTTATATCCGGTCTTATACGAAGTAAAGAAGGTAGATAAATAATGATTAAACAAATACTAAGACTATTATTCTTACTAGCGATGTACGAGCTAGGTAAGTATGTAACTGAGCAAGTATATATTATGATGACGGCTAATGATGATGTAGAGGCGCCGAGTGAGTATAAACATAGAGCGGAGGTAAGTGAGTGATGTGGATTGCTATGACTATTGTATTCGCTATATTGCTATTAGTTTGTATTAGTATTAATAGTGATCGTGCAAGAGAGATACAAGCACTTAGATATATGAATGATTATCTACTTGATGAAGTAGTTAAAACTAAAGGGTACAACGGGTTAGAAGAATACAGGATTGAATTGAAGCGAATGAATAACGATATTAAAAAGTAATTTATATTATCGGAGGTATTGCATGTATAGCAGGAAAGAAATACGTGAAATGATAGATAACTACAAATGGATGAAGAACATAATAGACAGTAAAGTCTACGATAACGAAAGTACATCAATTGCACAATACGGTTATCAATCTGCGATGCCAAAAGCTAAAGGCACGACTAGTAATAAAGTGTTAGTGAAAGTTATAAACAAAAACAAAGCGCTTAGAAAGTACGACTACTTGATTAAGAAGATAGCATTCATTGATGAATATGAAGAATACATCACGAATGAAAAAGATTATCATATTTTACAAATGTTAAAACAACGAGAAAGCCATAATAGGATTATGAGCATTCTTGATATAGGCAGAGACAATTTTTATTCTAGAGTAAAAGATATAGTTAATATACTTTATAACCTGCAACAAGAAACCGACACATCGTACACATCGTACACATCGGACAGTTCGGACACATCGTACACATCGGACTAATTTTGATGCTACATATTGTTTTTATTATAATTGCTGTGTAGCAAAACATTTATATTTATTTTGAACTCTCACACTAAGTGAGGGTTTTTATTTTTATAAACAAGAGGTGGAGAATGGAGATATCAAAGTACCAAGAGATAGCTACACGTACACACAATGATGAATTGAATTTAAATGAATCTATTACTTGTTACGGCTTAGGTTTAACTCAATCTACAGGCAATGTTACAGATCTAATTAAACAGCATATGTTTTGTAATGTACCGATAGATAAAGGGATTATGATAAATGAACTTAGCGAAGCATTGTGGAATATAGCTAATCTTACTAACGTATTAGGTATTAACTTGGATGAGATAGCTGGTCATAGTGTTAACATTATCTTGATGAATAAACCTAATCAGACTATCAATATAGACAATGGTATAAGACAAGGAGACAAAGTATTGTTTCAAGGTAGTAAGTATCTTGTTGATGGAGCGATAGGAAACTTATTGTTAATTAGCAATGATAAAGATGATAGACAAGTGACTGTGCAAGATGTTAAGAAAGTTAACAAGGAGTGATAGTCATTGTCTATTATGAAACGATGTAGTCATCCGATATGTAATACATTGATTAATCATAATGAAAGCTATTGTGATAAGCACAAAAGATACGTGAATGATAATTACAATGACTTGAGACGACGAAACGATCCAGAGTATGTAAGATTTTATAAATCGAAAACGTGGCAAAACATGCGTCGAATTGTATTGTTAGAACATGATTTTATTTGTGTTTTTTGCGGCAACCAAGCTACTATGGTTGACCATATTGTACCAACGAAAATTGATTGGGCAAGAAGATTAGACAAAAGTAATTTACAGCCTTTGTGCAATGCTTGTCATAACCAAAAGACAAAAGAAGATTTGAAGAAATATTAAAAAGTAAAAGAACAGAAGTCCCCCCAAAGCCAAAACGGGCGTCAATAAAAGGTTTTCTAGAACGGAGCAGAGTTTTCTTCGCAAAGAACTCCCTTTATTTAAGTTTTTAGTAGGAGGTGCTAATTTATGGCAGGAAGACCTAAGAAACTTTTGTTAAATTCGAATAAGAATTATACAAAAGAAGAAATTATTGAAAAAGAGCGTCAAGAAGCTCAATTAAACAAGTTTTCTAAAATTGATACTGAACCACCATACTTTTTAGATGAAATAGCAAAACAAGAATATCTAAGAATCATACCGCATATGCAAGAATTGCCAATTTCAAACTTAGATAAAGCACAGCTGGCACAATATTGTAGTTTTTACAGTGACTTTGTTAAAGCAAGTTTGATTTTAGAACAGGAAAGCTTGATGTTAGAAGATGATAGAGGAAATCAAAAGGTTAATCCAGCGTTCAACGTAAAAGAAAAAGCGGGCATACGCATGCAACAAACAGCTAATACTTTAGGATTAACAATTGATAGTCGATTGCGTATTATGGTTCCTGATGAAAAAGAAAATGATGATCCATACATGAAATTTGCGAGTGATGACTAATGATAGATTACGTTACTCAATATGCAAAAAAGGTAGTTTCGGGTGAAATATTAGCAAGCAAGAAAAACATTCAAGTCTGTAAACGTCACCTTTCTTTTATAGAGAACCCGCCGATTGGTTGTCATTGGGATAATCGTTTGTCTAACAAAGCAATAGAATTTGTCGAAATGCTACCAGACCCTAAAACAAACGAACCTATGCCGCTTATGGAATTTCAAAAATTCATTGTGGGTAGTCTGTACGGCTGGCGTAGAGGTCAATACAGAATGTTCACTAAAGCTTACATAAGTATGGCTAGAAAACAAGGTAAGTCTCTAATTGTATCAGGAATGTCTGTTAATGAATTGTTGTTTGGACAATATCCTAAATTCAATAGACAGATCTATGTAGCTTCATCAACTTATAAACAAGCACAAACAATATTCAAGATGGCTAGTCAACAAGTCAACTTAATGCGAAGTAAAAGCAAGTTTATCCGTGAAAAAACAGATGTAAGAAAGACAGACATTGAAGATATTTTAAGCAGCTCAGTGTTTGCGCCTCTGTCCAATAATCCAGATGCAGTTGACGGTAAGGATCCTACGGTTGCTATTTTAGATGAATTAGCAAGTATGCCGGATGATGAGATGTATTCAAGATTCAAAACAGGTATGACATTACAAAAGAATCCTTTAACATTGCTTGTTTCAACAGCTGGAGACAATTTAAATAGTCAGATGTATCAAGAATACAAATATATTAGACGTATTTTAGAAGGTGAAGTTAAAGCAGATAATTACTTTGTATATTGCGCGGAAATGGACTCACAAGAAGAAGTACAAGATGAAACGAAGTGGATTAAAGCAATGCCGCTTTTAGAATCAAAAGAACACAGAAAAACAATACTTCAAAACATCAAGTCTGATATTCAAGATGAATTAGAAAAAGGCACATCGTATCATAAGATTTTGATTAAAAACTTCAACTTATGGCAAGCACAAAGAGAAGATAGCTTGCTAGATATTGAAGATTGGGAACAAGCAACAACACATATGCCTGATATCAATGGTAAAGATGTGTATATAGGGGTCGATTTATCGAGGCTAGACGACTTAACGTCTGTAGGGTTTATTTTTCCAAACGATAACAAAAAAGTATTTTTACATAGCCATTCTTTCATTGGGTTAAGAACGAACTTAGAACAAAAAGCGAAAAGAGACAAAATAAATTATGATTTAGTGATTGAACGTGGTGAAGCAGACGTTACGCGCTCAGACAGCGGCATGATTGATTACAAGCAAGTTATAGACTTTATTATAGATTTTATAATGACGCATGATTTGAATGTAAAAGCGGTTTGTTATGACCCGTGGAATGCGCAAAGTTTCATAACAACAATTGAATCTATGGCTTTAGATTGGCCGCTTATTGAAGTTGGACAGAGTTTCAAGGCATTATCACAATCTATTAAAGAATTTAGAATGTGGGTTGCAGATAAACGGATACAACATAACGACAATACGTTACTTACAACATCAGTTAATAATGCTGTTTTGATTCGTGATGGAGAAGACAATGTAAAAATAAACAAAAAAATGAATCGTCAAAAAATAGATCCAATCATTTCGATTATCACAGCTTTCACAGAAGCTAGGATGCATGAATTTCAAGAGAATTGGGCAGAAATCTATGAAAGCGAAGAATTCGGTTTTTAAAGGTGGTGACAAAATGGACTTGAATAAAATAAACGTATTTTTTAATTTGTTGGTTGCTAATTTGGTTAGCATCCTTTTTTTATTAGGTTTATTTGTGATTAACATTTCTGTGTATAAGACTTTCGGCCAAAACATGGGATTATTAAGCGCTGGTATAACGTTGATTGTCATTTCGTTGATTTTAAATCATGAAAGCAATCAAGAAAGGAGGTAGTAATTTGTGGGTATTTTTTATAAAAGTGAAAAACGAGACTTGCAATACAACGAAGATGATTTGCAAATGATGGTACAAACGTTGCCGGGTTTTCAAGGAACAAAACTACGTGAATATAAAGATGTAGAAGCAATTAAACATAGTGATATCTTTACTGCAGTCATGATGATTGCTTCGGATTTAGCACGTATGCCAATAAGGTTAACGGTGAACGGTCAAATTGATTATAGTGACAGGGTTGTTAATTTGTTAAACACACGCCCTAATCCAATGTATAACGGTTATATATTTAAATTAGTTGTGTTTGCCAGCGCTTTGTTAACATCACATGGTTATGTTGAAATTACACGAGATAAAATAGGAAAACCTATGAATTTAACATTCAGAAAGACATCAGAGATTGAATTGAAATCAGACGCAAGAGGTCGACTGTATTATTTTCATCAAAGGATAGACAGTAACGGAAATAATATAGAACGTAACGTTAAGTTCGATGATATGCTAGACATTAAGTTCTATTCATTGGACGGTATAAATGGTTTGTCACTGCTAGATACATTAAGTCGTACTATAGAGTCAGATAACAACGGTAAAGATTTCCTTAATAATTTCCTGCGAAACGGTACACATGCTGGTGGTATTTTGAAAATGAAAGGCGTATTAGATAACAAAAAAGCAAGAGAACGTGCTAGAGAAGAATTCCACAAAACCTTTAGCGGAACTAAACAAGCTGGAAAAGTTGTAGTACTGGATGAATCAATGACGTTTGACCAATTAGAAGTTGATACAGAAGTTTTAAAGCTTATTAGAGAAAACAAATCATCAACAAGAGAAATAGCGGGTGTATTTGGTATTCCGTTGCATAAATTTGGTATAGAAACAGCAAACATGAGTATAACGGATGCTAATTTAGATTACCTATCAACTTTAAAACCTTATATCACCTGTGTTTGTGCAGAATTGAATTTTAAGTTTAACGACGAATATGTGAATCGTGAATTTAAATTTGACACCACTGAAATACGTGTTGTTGATGAAAAAACTCAAGCTGAAATCGACAAAATTAATATCGATTCTGGAAAGATGAATATTGATGAGATTAGGCAGCGTGATGGATTGGCTCCAATACCAGGTGGTAATGGTAGTATTCATAGAGTCGACTTAAACCACGTGAACATTGAACTTGTAGACGAGTATCAGATGAATAAATCAAGAGCTGCCGATAATAAATTGAAAGGTGGTGAGAAGAATGGAGAATAAAGAAACAAGAGCTGGAAGTGTTGTGGAAATTAGAAGCGATGACGAAAAGGGCATGTTCATTGAAGGATACGCATTAAAATTTGATACATGGTCAGAAAACTTAGGTGGTTTCAAAGAAACGATTACTAAAAGAGCTTTGGAGAATGCCGATTTATCAGACGTACGTTGTTTAGTAGATCACTTACCGTCACAAATTATCGGGCGAACAACAGCGGGCACGTTGAAGTTAGATATAGATGACATCGGATTAAAATATCGTTGTCGATTACCTAATACAACGTTTGCAAGGGATTTGTATGAAAATATGAAGCTCGGAAATATAAATCAATGTTCTTTTGGTTTTATGCTTAATGAAAATGGTGATGAAATACGTTTTGATAAAGACGATGGGATATATAAAAGAACACTTACGTCCATTAGTAAGTTGACAGATGTATCAGTTGTCACTTATCCAGCTTACAAGGACACTGATGTTAAACCAGCGCTACGTAGCATTGAAAACATTGAACATGAACAACGAAAAAAAGTGCTGGAAATAAAATTAAGAAAGCATGAGATTGCTAATAAAATTTGGTGAAGTTGAACACCGTAAAAAATACAACCATAGGACATACCGGTTAAGGTGATGTCTGTTTTTTATGCAAAATTTTAGGAGGAAATTTAAATGAATAAAAAAGAAGGTTTACGATCTGAGATTTCAGACATTAAAAGACAAATTGATTTAAAAGTGAAATATGCAACACGAGCACTTAATAATGATGAGTTGGAACAAGCAGAAACTTTAGAAAAAGAAATTGCTGATTTACGTTCTCAAATTCAAGAAAAGCAAGAAGAATTGGATAAATTAAAAGAAAAAGATGACTCTCCAGAAGACAATCCACAATCGGTTGAAGTAAATGAAGCGCGTTCTTTTCAAAATCAAGCAAACATCAACGATTTAGGCATTTCGCTTCAAAATACAAAGGTAACAACACAAGAAGTTAGAGACTTTACAGAATACCTTGAAACACGTGATGAAAATTCTATTAAGGGCGGGTCTTTAAAAACAGATTCTGGTTTCGTGTTAATTCCAGAAGAAATTGTAACAGACATTCTTAAATTAAAAGAAGTCGAGTTCAATTTAGATAAGTATGTCACAGTTAAAAAAGCGCCTAATGGTGCAGGGAAGTATCCAGTCGTGCGTCAATCATCTGTTGCAGCACTTCCTGAAGTTGAAGAGTTAGCAGAAAATCCTGAACTAGCAGTTAAGCCGTTTTATCAATTGGTTTATGACATTAAGACGCATCGTGGTTACTTCCGTATTTCACGCGAAACTATCGAAGACGCGAAAGTTAATGTACTGCAAGAGTTGAAGTTATGGATGGCACGTACGATTGCAGCAACACGTAATCAAGCAATCATTGATGTATTGAAAAACGGTTCTCAAGGTGAAAGTGGTAAGCAATTAAAATTAGAAAGAGTTGCTGCAAAAGGCATCGACGGATTGAAAGATGCTATCAACCTTAACATCAAACCGAATTATGAACACAACATTGCGATTGTATCTCAAACGATGTTTGCGAAGTTAGACAAGATGAAAGATAAGTTAGGCAACTATTTAATCCAACCAGACGTTAAAGAGAAAACACAACAACGCTTGCTTGGTGCCAAAGTTGAAATCTTACCAGATGAAATGTTAGGAGAAAAAGCAAACGAGACATTGATTTTCGGCAATCTAAAAGATGCTATTGTATTGTTTGACCGTTCGCAATATCAAGCTGGTTGGACAGATTACATGCATTTTGGTGAATGTTTAATGGTAGCTGTACGTCAAGATTGCCGTATCTTAGATGAAAAATCTGCAATTGTTATTAATTATGAAGATACGAAAAATGTTGGAGACGTTAGTTTAGAAGCGTAAGTACCTATTAAAAAATATATAAAGAGGTGAAAGCTTATGGCGATGTTCAAAGTAAAGAAATCTTATACTGACTTAGAAAAAGGGCAATATCTGGAAAGCGGTAAACATGTTGAAATGACAGTAAAACGCGCTGATTATGTTAATAAAAAATTGAAAGAACACGGGGTAATACTTGAAAGAGTGAAAGAAGAATAGGTGGTTAAATGCAATTAACAGCTAATGAACTCAAGTTATTAAAAAGGCATTGCAAAATAGATCACAATTCAGAGGATGAGTTATTAGAAACGTATTACTCTTGGGCATTCTATGAAATAGCTAGTGCTGTTACGGATGAGCCTAGTAAACATGTTGATTGGTTTAAAGAACATCCTCTATTTACTCGTGCTATTTATCCTTTAGCAAGTTACTATTTTGAAAACCGTATTGCTTATATGGATAGAGATTTATCGCTTGCACCACATATGGTTTTAAGTACAGTGCATAAATTGAGAGGTTCATTTGAGCAATATTTGGAGAGTGAAGAAGATGAGGTTTAATTCCAATAAATTAAATGAACGTATAGATTTTTGTGAAGATGTAAGCGAGAGAGTGAATGGAAATCCGATGAAACCGAAGACGAAAATTTTATACTCTTGTTTCGCTTGCATTCAAGAGTCTAAAGAATCTGACACTCAAACGAACCTTAATACAGGTAGTAAATTTATTAAAACAATTATTATCAGAGATACACGAGGCGATTATAAGCCAACAAATAAGCATTACGTCTTGCACGAAGGACAAAGGTATAACATTAAATATGTTAAGCCAGATTATCAAGATAAATCTTATTTGCGTATCTATGGCGAGGTGGTCGTTTAATGGGGGCAAAAATTGAAGAGAATAACATTGAACAAGGTTTGAGAAATGCAGTTTTAAAAATGAATCTGAACAGCAATGTAATTGTCAAAGCTGGGGCTATGTCATTAGTCCCGCTTTTAAAAAGCAATACGCCTTTTGCAGATACTAAAAAACACGCTCGTGATCACATAGCTGTTTCTAATGTGAAAACAGACAGAGACGCAAGTGAGAAAATCGTTACAGTTGGTTATGCTAAAGGCGTTTCGCATCGTATTCATGCGACGGAATTTGGAACAATGTATCAAAGACCACAATTGTTTATAACGAAAACGGAAAAGCAGGGAAAAAACAAGGTTTTAAAAACGATGATTGATACTGCTAAGAGGTTGCAAAAATGATTAATATTACCACATTAATTAGAGATGCGATTGTTAAGGAGAACGTTACAGATGAAGTAAATGTATTTAACTATACAATAGATGACCATTTTCACGAAAAAACTGACAAACCTATCGTTCGGATATATCCACTGCCATTTAACCCTGACTCATACGCTGATGATAACGAATTCTCAAGAGAATATCATTACCAAATTGATGTTTGGTGGTCTCAAGATGAACCGAATGAACAATCAGAAAAAATTGTTGATTTACTCAAAGAGATGAATTTTCAATGTTATTACAGAGAACCATTATATGAAAGTGACGTCATGTCATTTAGACACATTATAAGAGCTAAAGGCTCTATTCTATCAATGAAAACGGAGGAAACTTAAATGATTGAAAAATTAAAACAAACACCTAGATTTTTAAAATTAAACTTACAACACTTTGCAGACACAGGTGTTTCAGGTATTGCGATTGGTGTATCAAATTTTTATTATGCACCTATTTTAAAAGATACTGAAAAAGAATGGGAAACTGGAGCTGGTACGCGTATTCGTTTCTTAAAAGAAATTGAGGTTGACCGACCACAAGATACAGAAGAGGATTACGGTGACGACATGGTTGCTGCTACTGCTGTATCCAATGGTAAATTAAGCGTTAAAACTACGTTTGTTACTGTTCCAGCTGATGATAAGGCGTTCTTGAACGGCGCTAAAAAAGGTACAGGTGGTTATAAATACGGAGCTAAAGACATCCCACCAGATGTTGCAATTGTATTTGAGCGACGAAACCATGATGAATCATCAGAATGGGTAGGTCTATTCAAAGGTAAATTCACGCGCTCAAGCATCAAAGGACAAACAAAACAAGATAAGGTTGAATTCCAAAACGATGATGTAGAAGGTAACTTTATTGATCGTTTGTTTGATGAGAGTTCGCATGTCACTGGCTATGATGCAAAAGGGAGTACGGCAGGTCGTGACTATGTATTCATGGAAACATTCGGTAAAACTTACGATGAGTTTATGTCTAGTCGTGGAGAACAAACTACAGAAGCTGTAGAAAAAGAGATGAAGAAAACTGAAAAGGTTAAAGTTACCTCTGTGAATATCGAGGATGACCAAATCACTGTTAAAGTAGATGAGAATAAACAACTTACAGCTACGACCGAACCATCTGGACAGCGAGTGACTTATAAAGTAACTGAAGGACAAGGTTATGCTAGCGTGTCACCAACAGGACTTGTTAAAGGTTTAGCAGAAGGTAATGCAACTGTTACTGCTACTGCCGGTGAACAATCTGATACTGTACAAGTCACAGTACAATCTAATTTAGAAATGTAATTATCGAGGGTTTAATGCCCTCTTTTTATTTTGGCCAAATTAAAAAGAAAGTAGGAATTTAATAATGGAACGTACGTCAATTGAATTAATTACAGGATTTACAAAAACGGGAAAGCCGCAATATCAAAAGTATTTAGCAAAACCTATTATTACTTTGTTTGAAACAATTCAAGGTTCAAAATTAGGTTTAAAGCTTAACAAAGCATTTAAGGGCGCTGATTTTAAAGAGTTAACAGAAGAAGAATTTAATAACTTAAGCGTGACAGAACAAGAAGAATACAAAAATAAACAAGAAGAAATCGAAGACAACATGGCTTTACAAATGGAAGTGTTAGAAGAAGTTTTGGATTTCATCGTTGAAGCTTTTGACAATCAATTCACTAGTATTGAACTTCAAAAAGGATTGCCAAATGGTCAAGAAGGTATTGAAACAATCGGACAGTTAATTGGACGAATTACAGGCGGGGAACCTAGCGATACAAAAAAGTTCGTGACAGAGAATCAGAAATAAGAAAAGAAGATTTAACACCTGAAGCTGTCTATAACAATTATAGGAAAATAGCTAAAGATTTGATAGAAAACGGAATGGATGCAGAAAAAGTAGCAAACATGCCGATACACTTCTTTTTAGACATTGTTGAATCGAAGATTGAAACAAAACGAACAGCAAAAAGTTTTAAAGATATTTTTTAAGCAACTTACACAGTTGTTTTTTTATATTTACATTTTTGAAGAAAGGAGGTTTTTAAATGGTTAACCCTATAGGTAATATGGTCATAAAAGTTGATTTGGACGGCTCAGGTTTTAATCGTGGTGTAACAGGTTTAAACAGACAAATGAGAATGGTCTCACGAGAACTGTCAGCTAATTTATCGCAATTTTCTAGATACGATAATTCTTTAGAGAAATCAAAGATTAAGGTTGATGGATTGAGTAAAAAACAAAAAGTTCAAGCTCAGATTACTAAAGAGTTGAAAGATAGTTATGACAAGCTTAGTAAAGAAACCGGTGAAAACAGCGCGAAAACACAAGCGGCTGCAGCTAAATACAACGAAGCTTACGCTAAATTGAATCAATACGAACGAGAGTTAAACCAAGCTACACAAGAATTAAAAGACATGCAAAGAGAACAAAAAGCGTTAAACAGTGCGATGGGTAAACTTGGAAATAACTTTAATAATTTTGGTCCCAAACTTCAAGAAATTGGTAACAGTATGAAAAATGTAGGCCGTAACATGACTATGTATGTAACTGCACCGGTTGTTGCTGGGTTTGCTGTCGCAGCTAAAAAAGGTATTGAATTTGATGACAGTATGAGAAAGGTTAAAGCAACTTCAGGTGCTACAGGCGAAGAGTTTGAGGCTTTAAAGAAAAAAGCGCGAGAAATGGGAGCGACTACAAAGTTTAGCGCATCAGATTCTGCTGAAGCATTAAATTACATGGCACTTGCTGGTTGGGATTCCAAGCAAATGATGGAAGGTTTAAGCGGTGTTATGGATTTAGCGGCAGCATCAGGCGAAGATTTAGGCGCAGTTAGTGATATTGTCACTGACGGACTTACTGCATTTGGTTTAAAAGCAAAAGATAGTGGTCATTTCGCAGATGTTTTAGCGCAAACTAGCTCAAAAGCAAATACGGATGTTAGAGGGCTCGGAGAAGCTTTTAAATATGTTGCTCCTGTAGCAGGTGCATTAGGTTATACGATTGAAGACACATCTATTGCAATAGGTTTAATGAGTAATGCTGGTATCAAAGGTGAAAAAGCAGGTACAGCGCTAAGAACAATGTTTACCAATCTTTCAAGTCCAACTAGAGCTATGGGTAACGAAATGGAACGCTTAGGAATATCTATTACAGATAGTAACGGTAAAATGATTCCTATGCGAAAGCTTTTAGGTCAGCTGAGAGAGAAATTTAAACATCTTTCAAAAGACCAACAAGCTAGTTCTGCCGCTACAATATTTGGTAAAGAAGCGATGTCAGGAGCATTAGCGATTATAAATGCTTCTGATGAAGACTATCAAAAACTAACCAAATCTATAGATTCATCTACCGGCGCATCTAAAAGAATGGCCGATACAATGGAATCTGGTTTAGGTGGGAAATTAAGAACTTTAAGGTCGCAGTTTGAAGAACTAGCTTTAACGATTTATGACAGGATAGAACCTGCGTTAAAAATTATAGTAAGTGCTTTTAGTAAAGTGGTTACGTGGATAACTAAATTACCGGCGTCAATCCAATTAGCTATCGTTGGCTTTGGTTTGTTTGCGGCGGTATTAGGTCCATTGATTTTTATGTTTGGTTTATTTGTAAGTGTAATAGGGAATGCGATGGCAGTTTTAGGTCCTCTTTTAATAAACGCTAAAAAAGCTGGTGGTATATTCGCGTTTTTAAGAACTAAAATTGCCTCACTTGTTAAACTATTTCCAATTTTAGGTGTATCAATATCTAGTTTAACGTTACCTATAACATTGATTGTAGGAGCATTAGTTGGTATTGGTATAGCTTTCTATCAAGCTTATAAACGTTCAGAAACTTTTAGAAATATTGTAAATCAGGCAATCTCTGGTGTAGCAAACGCATTTAAAGCAGCTAAACTGGCATTACAAGGTTTCTTTGATTTGTTCAAAGGTGATAGTAAAGGTGCGGTTACTCTCGAGAAGATATTCCCGCCCGAAACTGTATCAGGGATAAAGAATGTAGTTGATACGATTAGAACCACTTTCTTTAATGTTGTTGACGCTATCGTTGGGTTTGCTAAAGAGATAGGCGGTCAGTTAGCGTCGTTCTGGAAAGAAAATGGCGCAGAGATTACACAAGCCTTACAAAATATAGCTGGTTTTATCAAGGCTACATTTGAATTTATTTTTAACTTCATTATCAAACCAATCATGTTTGCAATTTGGCAAGTCATGCAATTTATTTGGCCAGCAATAAAATACTTAATTGTCAGCACTTGGGAAAATATCAAAGGTGTGATACAAGGTGCTATTAATATCATTTTAGGCATCATCAAAGTGTTTTCTAGTCTATTCACAGGAAACTGGAAAGGCGTTTGGGACGGTATTGTAATGATACTAAAAGGTACTGTACAGTTAATTTGGAATTTAATACAACTGTGGTTTGTAGGTAAAATTCTAGGTGTAGTGAGATACTTTGGTGGATTGCTTAAAGGTTTAATATCCGGTATCTGGGGCGTTATCAAAGGTATTTTCACAAAATCTTTATCAGCAATTTGGAATGCGACGAAAAGTATTTTTGGTTTTTTGTTCAATAGTGTTAAATCTATTTTCACCAATATGAAAAACTGGTTATCTAGCACGTGGAATAATATCAAAAGTAATACAGTCGGTAAGGCTCATTCGTTATTTACGGGTGTAAGGTCTAAATTCACAAGTTTATGGAATGCGACGAAAGACATATTTACCAAATTAAGAAATTGGATGTCAAACATCTGGAACTCTATTAAAGATAACACGGTAGGTATAGCTGGTCGCATATGGGATAGAGTGCGTAACATCTTTGGAAGCATGCGTGACGGTTTAAAATCTATCATTGGTAAAATTAAAGATCATATCGGTGGTATGGTAGACGCTGTTAAAAGAGGTCTTAATAAATTAATTGAAGGTTTAAACTGGGTCGGTGGTAAGTTGGGTATGGACAAAATACCGAAGTTACACACTGGTACTGAACATACGCATACTACTACAAGATTAGTTAAGAACGGTAAGATTGCACGTGACACATTCGCTACAGTTGGAGATAAGGGACGCGGAAATGGTCCAAATGGTTTTAGAAATGAAATGATTGAATTCCCTAATGGTAAACGTGTAATCACACCTAATACAGATACAACAGCGTACTTACCTAAAGGTTCAAAAGTATATAACGGCGCACAAACTTATTCAATGTTAAATGGAACGCTTCCAAGATTTAGTATAGGTACTGTGTGGAAAGATATTAAATCCGGTGCATCATCGGCATTTAACTGGACAAAAGATCAAATAGGTAAAGGTACCAAATGGCTTGGCGATAAAGTTGGCGATGTTTTAGATTTTATGGAAGATCCAGGCAAACTTTTAAACTATATTCTTCAGGCTTTTGGAATTGACTTCAGTTCTCTAACTAAAGGAATGGGGATTGCAGGTGACATAACAAGGGCTGCGTGGTCTAAGATTAAGAAAAGTGCTACTAATTGGATAAAAGAAAACTTAGAAGCGATGGGCGGTGGCGATTTAGTCGGCGGAATATTAGACCCCGACAAAATTAATTATCATTATGGACGTACCGCAGCTTATACCGCTGCAACTGGAAGACCATTTCATGAAGGCGTCGATTTTCCATTTGTATATCAAGAAGTTAGAACGCCGATGGGTGGCAGACTTACAAGAATGCCATTTATGTCTGGTGGTTATGGTAATTATGTAAAAATTACTAGTGGAGTTATCGATATGCTATTTGCGCATTTGAAAAACTTTAGCAAATCACCACCTAGTGGCACGATGGTAAAGCCCGGCGATGTTGTTGGTTTAACTGGTAATACCGGATTTAGTACAGGACCACACTTACATTTTGAAATGAGAAGAAATGGACGTCACTTTGACCCTGAACCATATTTAAGAAATGCAAAGAAAAAAGGTAGACTATCAGTTGGCGGAGGTGGTGCTACTTCTGGAAGTGGCGCGGCATATGCGAGTCGTATTATTCGACAAGCTCAAAGTATTTTAGGAGGTCGTTATAAGAGTAGATGGATTCACGACCAAATGATGCGAGTTGCAAAGCGTGAAAGTAACTACCAGTCAAATGCAGTGAACAACTGGGATATTAATGCCCAAAGAGGAGATCCATCTAAAGGATTATTCCAAATCATTGGTTCAACATTCAGAGCTAATGCAAAGTCTGGTTATACCAACTTCAATAATCCTGTTCATCAAGGTATATCAGCGATGCAGTATATTGTAAGACGTTATGGTTGGGGTGGTTTTAAACGCGCCGGTGATTATGCGTATGCTACAGGTGGTAAAGTCTACAACGGGTTATATCACTTAGGTGAAGAAGGGTATCCAGAATGGATAATACCTACTGATCCAAGTAGAGTGAATGAAGCACACAAACTACTAGCTTTAGCTGCTAACGATATTGACAATCGTTCTAAAAATAAGCGACCAAACAACTTACCAAACCCTAATGTGAATAATAGTGATACGAACTATATTAAAACATTAGAGAATAAACTGAACACAGTTATTAATTGTTTGGTTAGTTTAGTTGAATCAAATCAAGCTATTGCGGATAAGGAATTAAACGTAATCATTGATGAAAATAGCTTTGATAAAAAAGTGAATTCATCTATAGACAAACGAGAACGTCACGAAGCTACAAGAGCTAAATTCAGAAAAGGAGGTGCAATAATCTAATGCAAGATACAATTCAAGTTGATAATAAAAAGCTCGAATGGCTGGTTGTACAAAGAGGGTTTGAGATACCCTCTTTTAACTTTGTTACTGAAAAAGAAAATGTGAGAGGTCGAGCAGGTTCGGTTGCTAAATATAGATATTTGAATGACATTGAATTTGATTTACCGTTAATCATTCGGAATGAAAAATTGTCACCAGGTGGAGAAAAAACACATGATGATATATTAGAAGCATTGGTTAAGTTTTTTGATATTAAAGATTTAATACCTAAAAAACTAAAATTCAAATCTCAGAACTGGTATTGGTATGCTTATTTTGATGGACCTATTAAAATACCTAAGAATCCAAGAGGGTCAGTAAAGATTACAATCAAAGTCGTACTTACAGACCCATATAAATATCGTGAGAAACGAAACGTTAATACAGCTATTTCTGACCAAGTCTCTGTAGTTAATAGTGGTACTGCGGATACACCTATTATTGTTGAAGCAAGAGCGCTTAAACCGTCTAGTTATTTTATGATTACTAAAAATGACGAAGATTATTTCATGGTCGGCGATGACGAAGTGACTAAAGAAGTCAAAGATTATATGCCACCTGTATACCACACTGAATTTCGAGATTTTAAAGGTTGGAACAAAATGTTATCGGGTGATATTCCTGATAAATATTTAGGTGGAAAAGTCGGCGGGGATTTTGTTATTTCTAATTTAGGTGAAGGGTACAAAGCTACCAATTTTCCAAGTGATAAAGGTTGGGTAGGCGCTGGCACAAAAAGAGGTTTACCAAAAGCCATGAAAGATTTTCAAATCACTTATAAGTGTATTGTGGAACAAAAGGACAAAGGGGCTGGGAGAACAGCACAACATATTTATGATACTGATAATAAACTCATTGCTTCTATAGGTTATGAAAACAAGTATCATGATAGAAAGATTGGTCATATTGTCGTCACGCTGTTTAATCAACAAGGAGACCCGCTAAAGATATATGATTACCAAAATAAGCCAATGATGTATAACAAAGACAGAATCGTTGTATATATGAGGTTAAGAAGAGTAGGTAATACGTTTTATATCAAGACATGGAAATTCGACCACATCAAAGACCCCGATAGATTAAAACCTTTAGATGTAAATGAGAGCGTTTGGGTTGATGGTGGCAAGTTTTATCAACGCCAAGTCGCAGCTATTTCAATATACAGTGCCAAGTATACGGGGTACAAATGGATGGAGATGAACGGCTTAGGTTCATTTAATACTGAAATCTTACCAAAACCAAAAGGTGCTAGAGAAGTCATCATACAAAAAGGTGATTTGGTTAAAATTGATATGCGAGCTAAAAGTGTAGTGATTAATGAAGAACCTGGTCTATCCAAAAAGTCGTTTGGAAGTAATTATTTCAACATTGCGACAGGATATTCTGAATTAATCATACAACCAGAGAATACTTTTGACACAAAAGTAAAATGGCAAGATAGATATTTATAGAAAGGAGGTTACTATTTGATACATGTATTAGATTTTAATGACAATATCATTGATTTCATTTCAACAGATGATGGTGCGTTAATAAAAGCTAATCATAAGCGAAACGTTAATGATAATTCTGAGACGTTAGACTTAATGATATTATCACAAAGGGCTGAAAAGTTTAGAGAGCGTCACAGAGTCATTATAAGAGATTCCAACAAACAGTGGCGAGAATTCATTATTGATTGGGTTCAAGATACTTTAGGCGGCTATACAGAGATAGAATGTACAGCTTCGTATTTATCTGATATCACTACCGCAAAACCTTATTCGCCTGGGAAGTTTGAGAAAAAGAGTACATCAGAAGCATTAAAAGATGTTTTAAGTGATACAGGTTGGGAGGTCTCAGAACAAACTGAATACGATGGCTTGCGTACAACATCGTGGACATCTTACCAAACAAGGTATGAAGTGTTAAAACAACTTTGTACAACGTACAAAATGGTGATGGACTTTTATATTGAACTTGGCGCAAATACTGTAAAAGGTCGTTATGTTGTATTAAAAAAGAAAAACAGTTTGTTTAAAGGTAAAGAAATTGAATACGGTAAAGATTTAACAGGTTTAACTAGAAAGATAGATATGTCCGAAGTCAAAACAGCGTTAGTTGCGATTGGACCAGAAAATGACAAAGGTAAACGTTTAGAACTCATTGTGACTGATGATGAAGCACAAAAACAATTCAACTTACAGTCACGTTATATATGGGGTATTTATGAACCACAATCAGACGACCAAAACATGACTGAAGCACGTTTAAAGACCCTTGCTAAAACGGAGTTAAATAAACGTAAGTCTGCCATTATGTCTTATGAGATAAATGCTTTAGATTTAGAGCCAACCTATCCTCATGAAGTCATTTCTATTGGTGATACCTTAAGGGTTAAAGATAGATATTTTAATCCACCGTTATATATTGAAGCCGAAGTAATCTCAGAAGAATATGATTTGATTTCAGAGGAAAGTAAATATACTTTTGGACAATCAAAAGAATTTAAAGAATCTGAGTTAAGAGATGAGTTCAATAAAAGGTTGGATGTTATACGTCAACGGTTATCTGACAATATTTCAAATATTAATACCATTGTTGCAGAAGCTGTTGAAGGTGAGTTAGAACATTTTGAACGTAAAATCATTAAATCTGATACACCGCCGCCAAATCCAGTTAATGATATGCTTTGGTACGATACAAGTAATCCTAATGTAGCAGTACTAAGGCGTTATTGGAATGGTGAATGGCGTGAAGAAACAGTTAATGATGTTGAAAAAATCGGTGGTATTACAAGAGAAAAAGCGTTGTATAGTGAGTTGAACAATACATTTATTAATTTAGCTATACAACACGCCAAGCTTTTATCAGAGGCTACCCAGTTACTAAATAGTGAGTATCTAGTAGATAATGATTTGAAAGCAGACCTACAAGCAAGTCTTAGCGCTGTGATTGATGTTTATAATCAAATTAAAACAAATTTAGAATCAATGACACCCGAAACAGCAACTATAGGTCAATTGGTAGATACACAAGCATTGTTTCTTGAATATAGAAAGAAACTGCAAGATGTTTATACAGATGTAGAGGATGTAAAAATTGCTATAGTTGATAGGTTTAAACTGCTTCAATCTCAATACTCTGATGAAAAGTATAAAGAAGCGCTTGAAGCAATTGCAACAAAATTTGGCTTAACAGTCAATGAAGATTTGCAGTTAGTCGGAGAGCCCAACATAGTTAAATCTACTATTGAAGCAGCTAGAGAAATGACGCAGGAACAATTACGTGACTATGTTAAAACATCTGATTACAAAACAGATAAAAACGGTATTGTTGAACGTTTGAATACAGCTGAAGCTGAACGGAAAACGTTAAAAGGTGAAATCAAAGATAAAGTTACTTTGAATGAATATCAAAGCGGCTTAGCTGAGAGTAAAAAGTATAGTGAAGAACAAGATAAAATACGTGAATTAGAAATCAAAGCTTATGCGGATGGTATCGTTTCACAAGAAGAGCAGCGCGCAATTGATGATGCAAAGCAGAAACTACAAGAAGCTAAGGAAATCGCATCACAAGAGGCAGACAATGCTTTTGATAAATCTAAGAAGTACACAGACGGTATCAATCAAAATACTGACAGAAAGCTGAGGCAAATGGAAACCTCTATTGAGCACAACGGCCAAGAAATATCATCACGCGTTACTCTGAAAGAATTTAACGCATCCAATAAGACTTTATCAAACATAATAACGGAAATTGTTCAAAACATTACAGAAGGCGTAACAATTCGACACGATAACAACGGTGTTGCACAATATTTAAACGTGGGTCCTCAAGGTATTAGGTTGAACGGAGATAAGATAGATATTAGCGGTAACAAGCAGATAAATTTACTCATTCAAGATATGAAGGATAAAGTCGATAAAAACGATATCGTCAATAGTTTGAACCTATCATCAGAAGGTCTAGACATTAATGTTAACCGGATTGGTATTAAAGGTGGTAACGCTAATCGTTATGTTCAAATACAAAACGACTCTATTGAGTTAGGTGGTATTGTGCAAAGAACTTGGCGAGGGAAACGATCTACTGACGATATATTCACACGTCTTAAAGACGGACATTTGCGTTTCCGAAATAATACCGCTGGCGGCTCGCTTTATATGTCGCATTTTGGTATTTCAACATATATCGATGGTGAAGGTGAAGGTGGGGGCTCATCCGGTACGATTCAATGGTGGGATAAAAAGTATAGCGATAGTGGTATGAGTGGCTTGACTATAAATTCATATGGCGGTGTTGTCGCGCTTAGTTCAGATTATAACCGTGTTGTAATCGACTCTTACGCTTCGGCTAACATTCAAAGTAAACAAGCACCTGTTTATCTATATCCGAATACTGAAAAAGTACCTGGATTAAACCGTTTTGCGTTTACACTATCTAACGCTGATAACGCTTATTCAAGTGATGGTTATATCATGTTTGGATCTGATGAAAATTATGACTACGGCGCAGGTATCAGATTTTCTAAGGAAAGAAATAAAGGTCTTGTTCAAATTGTTAATGGTAAGTACTCAACCGGTGGAGATACAACAATTGAAGCAGGTTATGGTAAATTCAATATGCTCAAACGACGAGATGGTAATAGGTATATTCATATACAGAGTACAGACTTACTATCTGTTGGTTCAGATGACGCGGGTGATAGAATAGCCTCTAACTCAATTTACAGACGTACGTATTCAGCTGCGGCGAATTTACACATTACTTCTGCCGGTACGATTGGACGTGCGACTTCAGCACGCAAATATAAGTTGTCTATCGAAAATCAATATGATGATAGCGCGGAACAATTGGAACATTCAAAAGCGATTCTTAACTTACCGATAAGAACATGGTTTGATAAAGCTGAATCTGAAATCTTAGCTAAAGAGCTGAGAGAGGATAGAAAATTATCGGATGATACCTATAAACTTGAAAGATATGTAGGATTGATTGCGGAAGAAGTGGAAGCGCTGGGTTTAAAAGAGTTTGTCACATACGATGACAAAGGAGAAGTTGAAGGTATAGCGTATGATCGTCTATGGATTCATCTTATCCCTGTCATCAAAGACCAACAACTAAAAATCGAAAAATTGGAGGAACTTATCAATGCAGGACAATAAACAAGGATTGCAAGCTAATCCTGAATACGCAATACATTTTTTGTCACAAGAAATTGCGAGATTAACACAAGAAAACGCGATGTTAAAAGCGTATATACAAGAAAATAAAGAAGAACAACAATGTGCTGAGGAAGCGTAACCCTTAGCACTATTTTTATAAAAAATTTAAGGAGGTCATTTAGTTATGGCAAAAGAAATTATCAACAATACAGAAAGATTTATTTTAGTACAAATCGACAAAGAAGGTGCAGAACGAGTGATTTACCAAGATTACGTAGGAAATTTCACAACTTCAGAAATGATTAATCACGCACAGGACTTTGCATCTGAAGAAAACGCTAAGAAAATTGCAGAAACTTTAAATTTGTTATATCAATTAACTAACAAAAAGCAACGTGTAAAAGTAGTTAAAGAAGTAGTTGAAAGAACAGACTTATCACCTGAAATCACAGTTGAACCCGTAGTTGTGTAAATTATAAGCAAGGTACAAATAGAATAAAACAAGTAGGTGGGAGGAATGTTTGGACTTTTTAACAGGCGCTTTTATGATCATGAATGGCGTATTAAGCGGTTAGAAGATGACCGTGAGACTATCTTTAAAAAGTTAGATAACATACAAGAAAGTCAAAAAGTGCAAGAAAAAGTAAGTGGAAAACTGGATAGAACACTTGATGTGATAATCAGAGAGAAAGATTTAGATAAAGAAATCAAAGACAAGAACGCAAAGAATATTCAACAGTTAAAAACTTGGATACTTGGGCTTATTGGTACAATTCTAGGTTCACTGATTATCACAATTTTAAGAACGATATTTGGTATTTAAGGAGGTGGGCACAATGCTTAAAGGTTTGTTTAGTCGTAACTTCTGGTCTTGTTTTTGGTTTGGGAAATGTAAGTAAAAATGTGATATGATAGATTTCATGAGCAAGTTGGATAGATGGTGGCTATCTGAGTATAAGGAGGTGGTGCCTATGGTGGCATTACTGGAATCTTTAGAAAGGAGACGCCTTTGTGGT